AAGTACCATCTTCATTACCACAACACTCACAATAATTAGGAACTTCAATTTCCTCAAAGACTCTAATATTATGACCGTAAGGTTTTACATTATCTTTAAGAAGTGCAATTAAAGCACCTTTGAGAGATTCGTATTGTTTTGGGTAATAATGGTCTTTCACTTGAATCCGATAGACTAATTTCATTTAACATTCCTCCCCTAATAATTCAATTTGTGGGCATAACTCTTTCCAATCTAGTTGATCAAAGTAAAGCGTTAAAGTATCACGCATAGAATCTGCTGATAAAGCATAATCTTCGTTTAATTGAATCATTTGTCGTACTTGTTTCATTGTTTGTTCTCCCAAATTGTTTCATGGTCATAATCTGTGTATTCTACTACGTCTATGTCTTGATGGTAGTGTGGTTTACGTTTGTATGTGATAATTTTGTTAATGCCATCTAATGCAATGCGATAGGTGTGATAATACCCGTTGTTGATAGCAACTTCATCTTCAGACACAACTAATGTGATAATAGGGTCGTAATGATCTTCATACCCGTCTTTCATAAGTAAGCATACGGCATCTAAATCTTCTAATTCACCATTAAAATATAAATCACTCATACTGTTTCTCCTAGTGGTTTATGCACATTGCATATCTATTTCGATATAGAGAGGATACTTCACTTATTATCCTCTTGTCAACATAATATTTAGATAAATAAAAAGAGAGCAACCTAAGTCACTCTCTTTTACTTGTTACTTACTATATTTAGTAGCAAGCACTTCTTTTAGCTCGGTTAGCCCACCAAGATATTCTTCCATCTCAACACCATCATATTTAACCTTGACTGCGATCATTGGGAAACTCTTATGATTTCGTGGAGCGATAGAGTACATCTCTAACAGTTCGAAGTCTTTTCCCATCTGCTTATATTCATACTCTACAGAGTTGTTATCACAGAGTTGTTTAGCCTCATCACAAGATTTACAATTAGCTTTACCATAAATTGTTACTTTCATCTCTTAGCTCCTTATTGACACACTGTACATTCTTGACGTTCATAACTAGCTCCTCGACTTGAGTAGCAATAGTATAACGCATTGATCATATCATTGAGTAAAGCATATTTATGCCACCCTCCAATATCTTCTTCAGAGTCACTTGATGATGGATACAAGTTGATAGACTGTTGTTGGTCAAAATGCTTTTGTCGTTGGGCACACAAGTCTAAATGAGCATACATACTACATTCAAAAGCACAGGCAAACACAGCTTTATCTTCTTCAGACAGTTCATCTAGTACCCGAACAGAACGAGCTACAGCAACCTTATTGATATTCTTTTTGGTGTACAAACCTTTCTCTTTCAAGAAGTCTAAGAAAGCTTTTTCAATACGAGGAATATCGCCACCCACTGTCTCCTTAACCTTAACCAAAGCTGTTTGTAACCCAATCCCTTCAGATGGTGAATTACGGGCTAACTCTGTTGAAGATTTGGTCGGAGGGGCGAACATTGTTGTAGCATTACGTCTTGTTAACCCTGCTCGTTTTAAACCATCAGGAACTCCTAATTGCTCAGCTAACCATTCACTTGCTTCATATGTCTCTTTACGTTGTAACGAGAAGATTTCCTCATTGATAAGCATTGCATCAATACTGTCAACGGTGAAACGCTTCATCATCAGCAAAGAGTGAAAACCACAAGTACCCATGCCTGTTGCTCGAAAATCTTTTGTGAAGTTATAAATCTTAGAAAGGAATAGGCTTGCATAACCTTTCTTAGCTTCTAACTGCTCCAAATAACCTGATACATTACAATCTTGCATTACTTGTAAAAGGTAGAATACTTTATCAGGTCGAATATCCCACAACGTAAGGTTGAAGTTGATAATAGGACAACTGAACGTGTATTGTTCATCTGCTGGCAGGTTAAGCTCCGAACACAAATTTGACCCTCGTACTGTCATATCTAAAATCTTAAATACATCAGCTTTGTTACGGTTCATTGTATCAAGTTTAGCAATGTAACCTTTACCAAAAGCAACACGGAGTTTCATAATTCGTGCGAAACGAGCTAAAGCGTCTGCATCATTGTTTGTCAGCTTTTCAATGAATGAGTCACGAACAATCCAACCAATATTGAGTTTATCACTCAACTCCTCTAGTAGTTCAGCTACTCGCCAGAAGTCTCCATGTTCAACACTAACATAAAAGGCTGTTGACCCACGTCTCACACCTTGTACCGTATCCTCTGTCTTTTGTTGATACTCATAGATAAGAGGTAAGATACCGTGTGACATATTTCCATCAGCATCATACACATCACCTTCAGCTAACCAATCTTCCATTGAGATAGCACAACCATGAGCATTCTTTAACAATTGTTCTAATTCACCAGTAATGAATGATTTAGACGCAATCGAATTACTTAGTGTTTGTCCTGAACAACTGATCGGCATTCCTCGTTCAGGTAAACCACCGTTTGCTTTAAGTGGTGTTGATAGCACAGCAAAACCATCAGTAAAGATTAAATTAAAGAATACTTCCTCCCAATCTTTACCTTGAGTGTACGGGTTCTCTTCCCACCATTCAGGCTTATTCTTTGGTGCATACTTAGCTAAGTATTTAGCAATTGTTGCATCACGACTCTTAACAGACTCACCTTTATATGAGTAGCTATCCATGAAGAATTGCAATGCGTTTGTTGAATACCATTCAGGGATTTCTCCCTCTTTTTTCCACTTCTTTTTTAACTTCTTGTAATCTACAGCCTGTGACATTTTAACTCCTTAACCTTCCAACCAACATTTAACAAAAGCTTCTTCATTCCAAGCATGTTCATATTCTTTACCTTCTCCCTTTCCGAAGAAATCTGTTTCAGCATACGCTACAGTAGAGGTAAAGAACCAGTCATACAGTGTACACGTTTCAATCTCAGGGAATGGTAATTTATAACTACCTAGTCGAATGAAGTATACATTAGCTAGAACTTTTAGTAAATCAAAATACTCTGTTAGCTTAACACCATTAAACTCATCAGTAGGGAAACCCTCAGTTTTAATAACTTCTGTTAAAATGAATTTCTCCATATCGAACACATTGTATGTTTGTTCTAACAGTTTGTCATAATACTCAACATCTAAGTCTAACGAGGACTCTAACTCACCATAGTAATACTGGAATGTTGTTGCTAAGTATTCACTATGTAATAACTCATCATTTGCAGACTGCTTAGTGCCTTTCACCGTTGTAACAATTTTATTAATACCGTTAGCTTGAAAGCTTCGTAGTAAAGCAAACATGCTAAATAAAGACAACCCTTCCACAAGACCAAACACTAAACAAGTAAGTTTTTTATCTTCTTGGTGTAGAGTTTTACCTAACCACTTTGCACGATCTTTAAAGATGGGATCATCTAAGTAAGATAGATAAAACTCATCTTTATCTGTACCGTACACCTTACTAATCTTATCGTAGAACCGTTCATGTACAGCACGTTCAATACAATTGATTACAGCAGCACCTTCTTTGCAATCATTAGCCTTAAAGAACTCTGGATATACTTTTGTCCAAAAGTCTGCCACATCATGTTCATACTTACGAAATGTTGGTAAGATGCGCTGAACTACATTATTTTGTTGCTCATCTAAACCGTACAACAATTCCATACGATCTTCTTCTAGCACCCTAATCTTTGAAGCGAACCACATTTGTTTCTCAAATTGCTTCGTAGAGAGTTCGAGAAGCTTTGGATAGCGCTTCTCATACCCCATATCTAAATCCGTGATCTTTAATTCATTACTAACCATTATTATTCCTTACTTTTTAAACTAACTCAATACGTTGTACTTTAACTTGACCATGAACATCCCAATCGTTGTAAGTATCCCCAATTAAAATCTCATCGATAGTCTCTTTGTTAAAAGACAAACTTTCCAACTTTGCCTCTACTTCGTGATATGAATTGTGTACACTGACACTAATTTCACACTCATAACACATAATTAATAGATACTTACTACTCACCATATTCTCCTAAACTAACTCAATCCCATTACAAACGTCAAAACTACGTTGATTTGTAATACCATCCATTTCACGCATCATACTCACATCATCTGTTAAACAACGTACTTGATGTGAAGCAAACCTTGTCTTAATCCAGTTCTCGTCCTGTCGCTCATTCACTGTAATACGAGGACTATCATCAATACAACCGAACCTGTTTAAAGTAACCAACCCCTCATCAATCTCAATTTTATCAGGTAAAGTACACCCAAGATTCCAAAATAGCTTCTTTAAAGCTTCTTTAACTTTAGGATTATCTGATTTGAAATGCTCAATCTCAAGAGATGGTACAATCTTTTTTAATTCATTGAGTGTAAAAATACAACTTACTTTCATCCATGCTCTCCTAACAGTTTCAATACTTTCTCTTTCAATTCTGTACTTCCTTGTTCACCGTACTTGAAGTAAGCTTCTAAGAATGTAAAGTGGATAATCTTACTTAAATCTTCAATACCATTCTTGTCTTGATGCCGAGTAATGTACTTAACAACACTGTGTTGACACGCTCCTAGATTATTTGCTTCTGAATATTCAATTGGTTGAATACCACGATTCTTGTAGTGACCACCACCTTCTTGAGCGATTAAAGGGTTGTATACTTGTGTTTCTAACACTTCGTTTTTAACTAGGGTAAGATCGTCAGCGTGGTATGAGTAAATATCCTCATCAATCTCAACCTCCTCTCCTGTTACGTTAACATAAGTGACAAAAGTTTTTGTACCTACAGGAGACAGTGTCCCCCATCCCCCACCGAAGTGCTGTATTGTTTTATCTAACTTTACAATCTCAACTTCATCACCAACTTTAAACTTATTTGTTTTTAAAGCTTTCATTCAACCCCTCCTCTAAATATTAAAACACAAAGGTGTTACTCGTAATGTCAATATGACTAATATCACTAAAATAACAGCTTAGAAGAATATTATACAACTTCTAACTACGAATAACAACTCTGTTTGTTTAATTAACTGTAGTATTTCTCTTTCATATAATCTAAAGAAACAAAAGACGGGCAAGCGAAACCTTCGTGACATTCGTGTAACACTGTTAAGCCTCTGAAGTGATTATTACCGCTATATCCCTTATAACCTTCATCAAAATCGTAACATGCACCATTTACAATACCAATTTGCTGTTTACCGTCAATCGTAGGTCGTATCGCAATGTCTAAACATTGTTTATGACCAACAACAAAAGAACGACCAACTGTCTTCAAGATATTCATAGCACTTCCATTATAAGGTTTACCTGTCATTGGATTAGCTAAGTAATGCACAAAGAAGATTCCGTTCACTTCTACAGGTTTTAAGAAATCGTAAACTTCCCATCCGTATTTTTCTAAAGGTAAGAACTCCGTCCCCAACGTACCTTTAAGCTCAGGATTGTCTTCCACATATCTATCAATCCTGTGACAATGATTACCCTTGCAAAACACTTTACGAGGTTTGTAAGTCGGGTCTTTGTGAATTTCAAGATTAAGAAGTTCTAAACCCTTATTGCCAGCATTTAGGTCATCTGCAAATCTTCGTCCTTCTGATGAAGCTTTTCCTTTATCGTAAGAAGATAAACTAGGCATATCATAGTGATCTCCTATATGCACAACAACGTCAGGCTTAACGTCAGCAATATATTTACCAATCCAAAGCATATACTCAAGACTTTCTGTTGGTTTTGCTTGTGTGTCGGCAATGACTAAGATTGTTGGTTTATTGATTTTACAATGGGGCTTAGAGACACTCATAGCTTTACCGATGTTACCGATAGCTTTGGTTACATTACTACATGCTTCAGCAAAAGAAGTTTTCTTTGGTAACTCTAAATACTGCTCAATAACACCATTAGTTTCATCCTCCAATACACTCTTAATATATCGTTGAATTGTTGATCTATTCAAACCTAAAATTAAACAAGCTGATCGTTGTGAATGACCTTCTTCAATTAACT